CATGGGAACTGCAATCCAAGCATCTTATTTGAAGGATATTGCTGTGCCTGGAGATAAAATTTTATATGATGATTTAAACGTTCGTTTCTTAGTAGATGAAAAGATGGAAAACTATCTTGCAATCTACAAGTGGATGACTGGACTTGGATATCCTGAGTCTTTAGGTCAATTTGAACAATTAAAGAAAGATGATTTTAGAACTGATCGTACTGTAGGTGATGATGGAGATCCACGTTATTTTGAATTTTCAGATGCTACATTACAAGTTTTAAACAGTAACTATAAACCTAGTGTTTTAATTAATTTTAAAGATGCATTTCCAATTGCACTCTCAACACTAGATTTTGATGTCACGACTCGTGACTATGCCTATTTTACAGCAGAGGTGACGTTTAAATATACAATATTTAATATAACTGATCCAAATGGTGTTAGAATAGATACTAACTTTAAAAAATAATTTTACATGATAAATCTTGATAAGATTCAGTCCATGTGGCAAGAGGACTGTAAGATTGATATTGACAATATGCATGAAGAATCAATTAAGGTTCCTCAACTTCATTCTAAATATCATGAGATACTTAATAATTTAATTTTATTACGAACGAAAGCTCAGAAGATACAAAAGAGTGTTCGTCATGAAAGATATGAATACTACTCTGGTAAAGCAGATCCAGAAGTGTATGAAAAAGAGCCTTTTCCGAAGAAAGTCAGAGATAAAGATGCGTTAATTAGATATATGGATGCTGATGAAAGAGTTTCTGATGCTAATTTAAAAGTTGAATATTATGATGTAATGATAAATTACACTGAAAGTATTCTTAGACAGATATCGAATCGTACATATCAAATTAAAAACTCAATTGAATGGCATAAATTCCAAGCTGGATTTACATAATGGAAACAAATTTTATACAGGCATACGGTGATGTTTTTTCTTCATCTCTTTGCGATAATCTGATTGAAACTTATGAAAGATTATGGAGAGAGAAGGAAGAACAGTTGAAAAAAATAAGTTTATGTTACACCGAAGATGGTGTTAAGACATGTGGTGCTTGTGATTGTCAAAGACTTGACATTATGCAACATCATGAATTTAACGAACCATTCAAGATTGTTATGAATGGAATTCAATCTGCAATTAATCAATATAAAAAAGATACTAAATTACATTCATCTCAATGGCCAAAGGAACATGGATATGAGCATCTAAGAGTTAAAAGATATTTGTGTAATGATAATCAACAACACGATTTTCATACTGATGTAACTAATATTGAATCGACTAAGAGATTTTTAGCTATAGTTTGTTATCTCAATGATAACTTTGATGGAGGTGAAACTATATTTCCTCACTTTAATTTACAAGTAAAACCTAAGAAGGGTACAGTTCTTTTATTTCCTTGTACATGGAGTTATTTGCATAAAGGAAATCCATCAACAAATGGATATGCAAAATACATATTAGGGTCGTTTTTAAATTATACCAATCATCAAAAATTTAATCGTATTGGTGATAAGAGTTTAGGTATTGAAAACATATGACACACCTAATCATTAAAAAGAAAAATGAAGTATTTGTTACGATAGACTCGGAGCAATATGTGTATCATGAACTTTCAGATCATTTTACATTTGAAGTTCCTGGCGCCAAGTTTATGCCACAATATCGTAATAAGTATTGGGATGGAAAGATAAGGTTATATGACATGAGAAAAAATGAGATTTATACTGGACTTGTAGATAGAGTTATATCATTTTGTAATCGTAAAGGATATACTTATGAATTTGAAGGAAGTAAATTTTATGGACTACCACTAGAAGAAAATGAGATGATATCTCCAGAAGGTGTCACAGATTATGTGAAGAGCATATCAAAACATAAACCCAGACCATATCAAATTATGGGTATTCATGATGCATTAAGACATAATCGTAAGTTATTACTATCACCGACTGCATCTGGTAAGTCATTAATGATATATGCTATCACAAGATATCATGTTGAACACAAACGTAGAATTCTAGTTGTAGTTCCAACAACTTCTCTTGTTGAACAAATGTATAAAGACTTTGAAGATTATGGGTGGGATGTTGAAAAGTATTGTCATCGTGTTTACGCTGGAAGAGATAAAATTAGTGATGACAGTGTTACTATTACTACATGGCAATCAATTTATAAACTAGATCGAAAGTATTTTAATAACTTTGATGTAGTGATTGGTGATGAGGCACATCTATTTAAATCAAAATCTCTCGTCAGTATCATGACAAAGATGCTTGATTGTAAATATCGATATGGTTTTACTGGAACACTTGATGGAACACAAACACACAAATGGGTGTTAGAAGGATTATTTGGCCCTACATATAAGATTATTCGTACAGATGAATTGATGAAGAAAGGATATCTGTCAAAATTAAATATCAAAGTTTTAACACTCAAACACCCAGCAAGAAAATTTGAGAACTATGAGGATGAAATACAATATTTAATCACACATACACAGAGAAATAACTTTATCAAGAATCTAACTCTTGATCAAAAAGGTAATACTCTTATTTTATATACAAGAGTTGAGTCACATGGTCTTCCTCTCTTTGATCTCATAAATAGTAACAAGGAAGAAAACAGAAAATGTTTCTTTGTTCACGGAGGAGTTGATACCGAAGATCGAGAAGAAGTTCGTAGAATCACAGAAAAGGAAGATAATGCAATCATTATCGCATCATATGGAACTTTCTCAACAGGAATCAATATTAAGAATCTTCATAATGTTATATTTGCATCACCAAATAAATCAAAAATACGAAACTTACAAAGCATAGGTAGAGTTTTAAGAAAGGGAGACAACAAAATAAAGGCAACTTTATTTGATATCGCTGATGATATTACATATGGTTCCTCAAAAAACTACACCTTAAATCATATGATGGAGAGAGTTAAAATTTATAACGAAGAAAACTTTAATTATGAAATGCTTACGATACCTTTAAAAAAATGTCAGATAAATTTTTAGCAGTTGTAAAATTAAAAACAGGCGAGGAAGTTATTGCAAAAATTGAACCCTCACCAGAACTTGATGTCATAGTTTTAGATTGCCCTGCAATGGTCGGTCACTCTAGTTTTACAAGAAAGCCAGGAATCAGTGTTATCAAAATCGAACCTTGGATAAAGACAGGTCGAGAAACAACATATATAGTGAAGATGAGTAACGTTATCACCACATGTGAGGTTTCTGATAAAGAAGTGATAAAAGCATATAATAAATTTGTAAATGCTTATTATGAAACTGAACCTTTTTCTAAAGAACCTAAACCAAAAATGACAAAAGAGATGGGTTATATAGCTAATGTTAAAGATGCTCGTAAAAGCCTAGAGAATATCTTTAAGAATAGCTAAGCTATCCCTCTGAACCTCCACAAAGGTTATTGTACATGTTTTAGAAGGTATTGTCAAGCGTTTGATTATGGTGTATAATAATAATATGAATGAACACTATCAGAACATTTCATGGCAAGAAAAAGATCGGAACACTATGTAAATAATAAAGAGTTCTTAGCCGCTATTATTGAGTACAAGGAAAAAGTTGCCTTGGCTGCAGATAGAGGTGAAACAAAACCTGTTATCCCAAGATATATTGGTGAGTGTTTTTTAAAGATTGCAACTCACTTATCCTTTAAACCTAATTTTGTAAATTATATGTTTAAGGATGACATGGTATGTGATGGTATTGAAAATTGTGTTCAATATATCAATAATTTTAATCCAGAGAAATCTAAGAATCCTTTTGCTTACTTTACACAAATTATACACTATGCATTTCTTAGAAGAATACAAAAAGAAAAGAAACAATTAGAAATTAAAACTAAAATTATTGAAAGGTCTGGTTACGAAGAGGTGTTCACTGTTGATGGAGATATGACAGGCAGTAGTTCTGACTATAATCAAATCAAAGACTCAGTGCAAACACGCATGAACTATCAATGATAAATTTTCTATTAGACAATCATGAATTTCTTGGCAATCATTCTATCCCTGAGTTTATTGTGGGTTATATTTTCGCTGCGGCTCTTATCATTGGGGCTCCTGTAGTATTTCTTATCATATCTTTTATGTCTGCACTTATGAAAACAAGTGGTAAGATGACAGGATATAAAGAATATGAACAATATGGAAAGTCATCTTGTAACGATGCTCCACCTTTTATATTACCAGACCCAACTAAAAAATGAAGATAGCGATTATAACAGACCAACATTTTGGTGCGAGAAAAAATTCAAAATTATTTCATGATTATTTTTTAAAATTTTACGAAGATATATTTTTTCCAACTTTAATTAAAGAAGGAATTAATACTATCGTTGACATGGGTGATACATTTGATAGCCGTAAAGGTGTTGATTTTGTGTCATTAGAGTGGGCAAAAAATAATTATTATGATAAGTTAGAAGAATTAGGAATCACTGTTCATACTATTGTAGGTAATCATACAGCATATTATAAGAACACAAATCAATTAAGTGGTGTTAATCTTTTTTTAAGAGAGTATGATAATGTAAAGATATATTCAGAAACAGAGGAAGTTAAAATTGATAAGACAAAATTTTTATTTGTGCCTTGGATTAATTCTGAGAATGAGGAGAAAACATTAAAATTAATTGATGATAGTGATTCTCCATGTGTGATGGGTCATTTAGAACTAAATGGTTTTATGGCAACTCGTGGACATTTTATGGAACATGGTATGGATTCAAATGTTTTTGATAAGTTTGAACGAGTTTATTCTGGACATTACCATATGAGATCAAACAAAGATAATATTTTTTACTTAGGTAATCCATATGAAATGTATTGGAATGATGTGAATGATAGAAATCGTGGATTTCATTTGTTTGATACAGATACTTTAGAACATAAGCCAGTCAATAATCCCTATCAACTTTTTCATAATTTATATTATGAAGATACACCTCATCAAATGTTGGATATTACAAAGTATGATCAAAAAATACTTAAGGTTATTGTCCGCAAAAAGTCAGATCCAAAACAGTTTGAAAAGTATATTGATAAACTCTATTCTTCAAATTTAGCAGAGTTAAAAATTGTTGAAAACTTTGATTTTACAGAGGGAGAAGAGTTTGAAGCAGATGAATCTGAAGATACAATTTCTTTATTAAATAGATATATACAGGAGTCTGAAGTGGACTTAGATAAATCTGTGATTACAGAAATACTTCAAGACGTTTATCGGGAGGCCTGTGAGGTTGAATGATGTTTATCTTAGCTGTTAAAGGATATGAAGAAGATGGTGCTTTCTCAATCGAGAATGATGATGGAGATCGAGTTCTCTTAATGTTTGAGGAAGAGGATGATGCGGATAGATATGCTGATTTAATATCAGTTGAAGAAGATTATCCAGAAATGAGTGTAATAGAAGTAGATGATTTCGTTGCTATGAGGGCTTGCGAAATGCACGATTACATGTATAATATTATTAGACCAGACGATATCGTGGTTCCTCCAAAGAATGATTTGTTTCAAAAAGATAAGATGGCGTAATTTGTTGTCTACTGGTAATCAGTGGACAGAGATAGATCTTAATAAAAAATCCAATACTGTAATTATTGGTACAAATGGTGCTGGTAAATCTACCATGTTAGATGCACTTACTTTTGTTCTGTTTAATAAACCATTTCGTAAGATTAATAAATCTCAACTTGTAAATGCTACAAATGAAAAAGACTGTGTAGTTGAACTTGACTTTACAATTGGTTCAACAGAATGGTTTATTCGTAGAGGTATCAAACCAAATATATTTGAGATTCATCGTAATGGACAGATGATGAATCAATCCTCTGCTGCCAATGACCAACAGAAATGGCTAGAACAAAATGTTGTGAAGATGAATTACAAGTCATTCACACAAATCGTCATATTGGGTAGTAGTACATTTGTTCCGTTCATGCAGTTGTCGGGTTCAAATCGAAGAGAGGTGATTGAGGACTTACTGGATATCAAGATATTCTCAGCGATGAATGCCATAATTAGAGACAAGATAAGAGATAAGAAAGATGTAGTTAGAACTCTAGAGTTAAAGAAAACATCTCTTAAAGAAAAACTAGAGATGCAACAGAACTTTATGGAAGAAGTTGAAAAGAGAGGTAAAGATAGAATTGAATCTAAGAAAAAAAAGATAGATTCATTATCTCTTGAGTCTGAGGGATGCACAAGTATGAATTTAAACTTATCATTTACTATTGAAGATTTGATAAAAGACCAAGAAAAATTTGCGGAAGCTAGTAAGAAACTTAAAGAGTTGGGAAATCTAAAAGGAAAGATATCAAACAAGGCATCAACCGTAAAGAAAGAACATAAGTTCTTCTCAAAGAATACGGTATGTCCCACTTGTACACAAGATATTAATGAAGAGTTAAGACTAAATAAACTGGACGAAGCCCAACAAAAAGCCAAAGAACTACAATCTGGTTATCAAGAACTAGAAAAGGCAATAGAAAAAGAAGAGGAAAGGGAACGTCAATTTATCCAACTCACTAAGGAATCAACAAAACTAACGAATGAAATTTCTCAAAACAACGTTAAGATCTCTGGCTATCAAAAACAAATCAGAGAACTTGAATCAGAAATTCAAACTATTACCAATCAACTTGAAAACAGAAATTCTGAACATGAGAAACTAACTGAATTTGACCAAAAATTAAAAGAGACCTATGACTCTTTAGGAGAGAAGAAACAAGAAATATTACATCATGACTTTGCCTATTCACTTCTCAAGGATGGTGGCGTAAAGTCCAAAATCATCAAAAAGTATCTACCACTTATCAATCAACAGGTTAATAAGTATCTTAGGATGATGGATTTCTATATTAATTTCAAACTTGATGAAGAGTTCAATGAGACCATTCAATCTCCTATTCATGAGGACTTCTCTTATTCATCTTTTAGTGAAGGTGAAAAAATGAGAATCGATCTAGCACTTCTCTTCACTTGGAGGGAGGTTGCTAGATTTAAAAACTCAGTAAACACAAATCTATTAATCATGGATGAAGTATTTGATAGTTCACTTGATGGATTTGGAACAGAAGAATTTTTAAAGATAGTAAAATATGTAATTAAGGATGCAAATGTATTTGTAATATCTCACAAGCAATCTCTACACGATAGATTTGAAGACCTGATACAGTTTGAGAAGGTCAAAGGATTTAGTCGTATGACCTAAATAAAATCAAAGTACGGTAATCCGCATGATATTAGAGGAGGCTTGCCACTCACTTAAGTTAGAATGTGCATTAAGAGATTTGGGTTTTGTTGATATTGGTTGGAAGTGTGTTGCACATGCTGGCATATTCTTCATTCAACCAGTAGGACTTCCAGATGATCCAGACGGAGAACTTCTAGGATTTTCTTTGACATTACCTAATACTCATGATATGCGTAGAGTTCGTTTGATGCGAACTGCAAAAAGAGCATTAGACTATGCTACAGGTGTAGAAGATTAAATTGGAGTAGAATCATGAAAGTTCCAAACTGGCAACATCATTCAAAGAAAGAAAAGAAACGACATCTTAAACCACAAGCACTGCGTCAAGCTAAAGCAAGACGTAGACAGTTAATAAAGTGTCTACTTAACCCTTCCAAGCGAAGGGTTTTTTCTTATAATGGAATCATATAAGAGAGGTTTAGATGTCCATCCAACAAGAAATTAAATCACAACTTGCAAAGTTACTCGCTACAGAAGATTTGATTGTAGAACACAAACAAGTCGAGACTGCAAGTTTCAATGTAGAGACAAGAGTTTTAGTTCTTCCATTATGGGAGAAAGCATCCAGTGAAGTATATGATATGTTAGTTGCACATGAAGTCGGTCATGCACTATTCACTCCATGTGAAGATTGGACAGATAGATATCCAGAGATACCACCATCATTTGTAAACATAGTTGAAGATGCTCGTATTGAGAAGTTGATGAAGCGTAAGTACGCTGGTCTTCCAAAGACATTCTTCAATGGATACAAGGAACTACAGGGTATGGACTTCTTCAAGTTGAGTGATATTGATGTGGATGAGATGGGTATTGCTGATAGAATCAATTTATATTTCAAGGTTGGTAACTTTATTGACATTGATTTTACTGATTATGAAAAGACTCTTATAAGTATGGTCAAGTCAGCAGAATCTTTTGATGATGTTCTTGAGTATTCAAAAGTTATCTGGGAATATGCGAAAGAAGAATTAGAGGAGAAGAAAAAAGAACAAGAGAAGATTGAAGAGATGAAGGCAAAGGTTGAGATGGAAGATGGTGATGGTGACAATGAGAAAGAGTATCAGACTACAACTCAAGGAGATGAAGGAGATTCACAAAAGTCTGATGTTGAAAGTGAAGATGAGTTAGAAGATGAAGATGATGGTTTAGATTATGATGATCAAGCATATTCAAAAGGTGGTATGACTCTTGGTGAAGAACCAAAGGCTGAAACTGTTGAGAATCTTGAGGAGTCACTTAAGGATTTGGTAAATCAAGCTGGTCGTGAAACACTCTATGTAGAGAAACCAAATGACTTGAATCTTGACAAAGTTATCATTCCTAACTGGTTCATTCATAAGAATATTGATTTTGAGTGGCGTGAAAATACAGTAGAAGATTTTGCGAATGCTGATAAAGACTTTGATGAGTTCAGAGTATCTGCAAGAAAAGAAGTTAACTATCTTGTCAAAGAGTTTGAGATGAAGAAGTCAGCATCTGCATATGCTCGTGCCGCAACTGCAAGAACAGGAATGCTTGATATGTCAAAACTTCACACATACCAATACTGTGAGGATATCTTCAAGAAAGTCACAGTTCTACCTGATGGAAAGAATCATGGATTAGTATTCATTCTTGATTGGTCTGGTTCTATGTCTTCTATCATGAAAGATACAATCAAACAATTATACAATCTAATCTGGTTTTGTCGTAAGGTTCAAATTCCATTTGATGTTTATGCTTTCACAAATTGTTATCCTTACCATAATGATGATGAAGCACGTTACACAGCAAAAAATAATGTAGTTTGTGTTGAAGAATCATTTAGTCTTATGAATCTATTCACATCTAAGGTTAACGCTAGAACTCTAGATCATCAAATGAGAAATATCTATCGCATGTCTACTAGATTTGGTTACTACAATGTTTCTTGGGATGAGAGAGATAGATTCCAAGTTCCTTTAGGTATGGGTCTATCAGGTACACCATTAGATGAGTCTTTGATGTGTTTACATCAAATCATTCCTCAGTTTAAAAAAGACAATAAGGTTGAGAAAGTTCAATGTGTTGTTCTTACTGATGGTGAAGCTTATACACCTTCTTATCATAATGAGGTTCAACGTCACTGGGAAGATAAACCATACATGGGTAGGGCTGCTATCTGGTCTGGCACATTTCTTCGTGACCGTAAACTTGGTAAGACATATCGTGTAAAGGATTCTAGTTTTGGATTTACTGAGGTTTTACTTGACAATCTCAAAGATACATTTCCGTCCGTAAACTTTATTGGTATTCGTCTTTTAGCTTCTCGTGATGCTGGATCATTCATTCGTCGTTATCATGGATGGACAGATGACGAGTATAACAAAATCATGAAAGGATGGAAAAAGAACAGATCTGTTTCAATCAAGTCATCTGCATATGACTCTTACTTTGGATTATCTACAACTGCACTTGCAAGTGAAGATGAGTTTGAAGTTAAAGAAGATGCAACCAAAGCAGAGATCAAACGTGCATTTGGTAAAAGTCTTAAGGGTAAAAAGATGAACAAAAAGATTCTCAGTGAGTTTATTGAACTGGTTGCATGACTAAATAATTCTAAATTCTAAAATAAAGATGGATCATAAAATTTCAAAAGATATGATTTCCAGTGGTATGACACCATCTGGTGAGAAATCTCAAGCAGATCTAGGTAGAACACAATATGGATCTGCTCCCTCTCCTAGTAGGTTGATGGATGCTTATAAGTCAATGTATGAACATCATCAAAAGGATGCTGATGGTAAAGTCATTGAACATGAGGAAGAAGAAATTAAGGAAATGTCTGGTGGTGGTGGTGTTAATACTGATACAAAAGTTGAGACACAAACAGGAACAAAACCAGTCAAAAAACCTGGCTTACTTCAAAGATTAGGCGATAGAAAGAAAGCGACAGATGCTGCAACTAGTACATTAAATCAAGACGTTGATTTATTTGATATAATAAAAGGTAGATTACTTGATGAGGGAGCTGATGAAGAGGAAGCTCTTAAGATTATGGCAAACATAAGTCAAGAGGATTTTGATAAATTAAAAGAAGATATTACCTTGACGAAAGGTGATTATGCATCTAGAAATACATCAGGGTCTGCTTACAACACTGCTAAATCAAAAGGATTTAAGGGATATAAAGCAGGCGGTGGACTTGGAGCTGATTTTCTTCCAAGAGTATAAAAGACAGTTGACAAAGCTGCACAAGAGGGCTTCCAAGCCCTCTTTTTTTGTCTATAATGGATATATAGACAAAGATACAAAATGTTCAAACCAGTTGTGAAAAAATCCGAATTGATCTCAGATTTACAAAATCTTTATGGATCAAAAATTACTACCGCCGATGTCAAAGGATATTGTGCATCTCATGGCTATAAGTATTACACCATCACTCGTTACTTAAAAGATTTTAAAGTAACTCGTGGTAAGTGGAATCTTAAAGTCACACCTAAGAAGGTTGCTGAGATTGAAAGATCATATGAAGCACCATCTGCATTACCTTCAACTCAACAATCTCTTATTCCTGCTAAGGATGACACTTTCGTCCAGTTTGGTAGTTTTACAGATGTTAAGAAGATTATTGCCTCCAAGTTATTTTATCCTACATTTATTACAGGACTCTCTGGAAATGGTAAGACATTCTCTGTAGAACAAGCTTGTGCATCTCTCAAGAGGGAACTTATCCGTGTAAATATTACAATTGAGACAGATGAAGATGACCTCATTGGTGGATTCCGTTTACTCAACGGTCAAACTGTTTGGCATAATGGCCCGATCATCGAGGCCTTGGAGCGCGGCTCGATTCTATTGCTTGACGAAATTGACTTGGCTTCCAACAAGATTCTTTGCCTTCAATCAATCCTCGAAGGAAAAGGAGTCTTCCTCAAGAAGATTGGAAGATATGTAAAACCAGCGCCAGGATTCAATGTGATTGCAACTGCAAACACAAAAGGTAAAGGATCTGAGGATGGTAGATTCATCGGTACTAACGTATTAAATGAAGCATTCCTTGAAAGATTCCCTGTCACATTTGAACAGGCATACCCAAGTGTGAAGACAGAGTTCAAGATTCTTCAAGGTCTTGCTGCAACTCTTGACATCAAAGATGATGAGTTTTGTCAAAGACTTGTTGACTGGGGTGACATTATCCGTAAAACATTCTATGATGGTGGTATCGAGGAGATCATCTCTACTCGTAGACTTGTTCACATCATCCGTGCGTATGCAATCTTCAAGAACAAAGCGAAAGCAATTGAAGTTTGTGTCAATCGTTTTGATGATGAGACTAAACAGGCATTCATGGAGTTGTATGACAAAGTAGATGCTGACGTTGAGTTCAAGTCTGTTGACGAGACACCACAATCCTGATATAATGAGGGGAGTAAAACTCCCCTTATGATAAACGCTTATAGTTTAGCAGCTGAGACACTGGAGGGAACTTTAGATGAGAACTATCCAGTGATCAACAAAATTAGTGACATGAAACTTAGACCAAAAATGAGATTATCTGACAAAACATTGATGTTGTTAAAAAACTTTTCAACTATCAATCAATCTATATTATTCAAACAAGGTAACTCTTTGAGAACAATCTCTGTGATGAAAAATATTCTTGCAGAGGCAACAATCGAAGAAGACATACCAAAAGACTTTGGAGTCTATGATCTGAATCAGTTTCTAAATGCATTGAGTTTGCATCAAAGACCTGAGTTAGATTTTAAGAATGATGGATACACTGTCATAAGTGAGGACAAAGCAAGATCAAAATATTTCTTCGCTGATCCAAATGTGATTGTAAGTCCTCCAGAAAAGGAGATTACATTACCAACCGAAGATGTTTGTTTTCAATTGAATACTAATCAGTTAGATAAACTTCTCAAGGCTGCTGCAGTATATCAAGTTCCTGATCTATCAGTAATTGGTAAGGATGGTT